CCAGTCACTTTCTTTGTATCCACGTCTTTTGTTTTTTTTGCCTTTTAAAGGTGGCTTAGTAGTTTTGAATTTGGCTAATTTTTTGCCTACGTATTTTTTATTGTTAGTAAGATTTGTTATCAAGTATACAAAACCTTCGACTCCTTGTGGTATTTCGTCTATTGTTTTTCCTTGATAAGTCCATTGCATATGGATACTTACCGTGCCTAATCTTTGGTTGCCTCTTTTTTGGTTTTGTGCTTGTTGTGTATTTCTTCCATGCGTTTTTTAGCTAAAGTGCGTATTTCTCGCAACCATTTTCTAGCCGCACCGTGTGTCCGTACACTGTTTCTTGCCTCAAAATTATCATTTGCCTTAAAATATTCCATATATGCTTTTGTAAGTAAGTCATGTGTGTCATCTTTGATGTCATCATTCATTTTAAATTCTTTCCTACAAAAGATCCCAAGTCATGATAGCGTTCAATATAAGCATGAGCTCTAAAATGCTTGTTGTTTGTAAAGTTTTCTGCTTCTAAGAATAGTAGATCTCCGCAAGTAGTGGTTAAACTACCAACAGCAGTGTGACAATCACCATCTATTTCTTTTAACATAGCTCTTTCAGCCATTGCACACTTAAATGTTTCTATATGGTTGACTGTTTTTACAATTTCTTCTGCTTTCGTGCCTTTTTTAGTTTGTAATGCAATAACACCCTGACCTGGTGCAGGTAAAATCATCTGTGGATCACAAATTGATACTTTATTATTGTAACCTAAAGCATTCATTCCACATAATGCAAGAACTATTGCATCATATTCTCCCGACTCTTGTTTTTTGATGCGTGTGTCTATGTTTCCTCTTATAGGTTTCACTGTTATATCTTGCTTTACAAACCTTTTTAACTGTTCAGTTCGTCTTGGACTACTTGTTCCTATAACAGCACCATCTTTAACTGTGCCTACTATAGCATCTCTAGGATCATTACGTTTAAGCACCGCAGAAATTTCTGTTTCATCACTAATATCTTTTGGCAAATCCTTAAAACTGTGAACAGCAACATCAATTTCTTCTTTGATAAGTGCATCTTCTAGTGTTTGTGTAAATGCTCCTTTACCTCCAAGTTCAGCGATAGGTGTATTTTCTTTTATGTCCCCTAAAGATTTTATAAACTTGATATCTACATCAATTTGTTCATCAAAATTAGCTTGTAATAGTGCATGTACTACTTGATCAGTATATGCAATAGCAAGTTTGCTGTTTCTAGTACCTATTTTTAGTATCATTCAACAATCTCTATATCGTTTTCGTATGAAGTAAAACCGTTTTCTTTGATAACTTTCATTACGTGGTTTACTCTACCTACTAGTTCGTCTTTATGCGATATCAAGAAAACATTTTTACTACGTTCTCTACCCATTTTTTTAATTACTGCTAGTGAATTTTCAACACCACTTGCATCCATACCACTATCAATTAATTCGTCAATAAACAACAAGTTGATATTTTGATATAAACTTTCCCAAACATCTCTAAATGCAAAGCTCATACCGAGTATTAGTCTATTACGTTCACCTCTTGACAAATTATCAAAATCTAAATCTTGTCCAAGTTGTGTAATTTGCACAGCCAAGTCATTTAAGAATACAACTTGATGAGGTAAACCAAGTTTATCCAAGTAATAAGTCAATCTATTATTTAGATATGCTAAATTTTGATCAATTATCTTTTTACGTATAAAACTGTCTTTGTTTGTTAGTAGTTTTAATAAAAATTCTTGGTGTTCTTTGAAGTTTGTTAAAGTGTTTATAGTATCCCAACTTACTTCTTGTATAGCAGTGTTTCTTAATTCTTGTATTTGTGCTTCGTATGGATCTTCTTCACTGTCTTTATTTGCTAATGCAGTTTTTAAACTATCAACATTTTGTCTATGTTCATATGCTTCTTTAGCTGTTTCATAAAATGTTTTAGGTTTGCCGTTTATATCACCAATATCTTCTAAACCCTTTACAACTTCTTCTAGTTTTGTCTTTATTTCATTTAGATATTGTAAAGAATCGTCGAGCTCTTTAGTTTTTGTCTCTTCAATTTCTGCTTTTTTATCTTCATGTAACGTTTGTCCACAAGCATAACAAGTTGCGTCTTCTAAATCTGCGATGTCTTTTTTAAGTTTTTCTACAGACTTGTTAGCACGTTGTAGTGCTGGCTCAAGTGTGCTATGTTCCTTTTTAAGAGCCATAATTGCTGTGTTATGTTCATTCCAATTTGCTAATTTCTCGTGTGCATCTAGTTCTTTGTCAATATCTAAATGTTCTAATTCGTCTATTGATTTTGTTAGTTTTGCAGAATCATTTTTCTTTTTAGCTAGCCATGCTTTTTGTGTGCTTTGTAAACTTTCAATTGTATTTTCAATTTTACTGTTTGCAGTTTGTATTCCTTCAATTTTAGCAGTTTCTTCTGTGATTGCATCTCTAGTATGTTTTATTTGTTCCTTTAAACTTTCTGCTTTTTCTGAAAGCAGAGTGATTCCTAGAAGTTGCTCAATGATAGCACGTTGATCATTTTGTCGCATACTTAAAAAAGGTTCAGTATATGTGTTTAATGCAACAATATGCTTAAACATATCATGACTCATACCTAAAAGTCCGTTCAAAAACTCTTGTGTTTTACGACTGTCGCCTTGACTTTCGTCAATTAGTTCTTGCTCTTCATCGTTTACAAAGAACTTCATTATATTAGGAGAACGACCTCTTTCAATTCTATAATCTGTACCATCTTTTTCAAAATGTAGCGTAACTAACATACCTTTACTGTTAGTTTTATTAATTAAATTGTTTCTTTTTATATTTGTAAGGGCATTTCCGTACAATGCATAAGAAAGTGCATTGATAATAGTTGTTTTTCCAGTACCATTTCTTGATCCTGCATCATCTCCGCCTTGATCTAGATTTTCTCCTAGTACAAGTGTAAGTTGTTCTTTATTAAAATCAACTGCTTGAGTTTGATTGCCCACACTCATGAAGTTTTTTACAGTTAAGTCTTTTACTTTTATCATTTACAGCTCATTATAGATGTCAAGTAACATCTTTTTGTTAAAATTATCACTATCTATTGCCGTAATTTCTTTAGCTACTATTTCATCTACACTTTCAAATTGTGTTATATCAAGTTCAGTAGTAATTTCTTCAATCTGCTTTTGCGGAATGAGTGTAATTTCTCTACATTTATGATTATTGATATAAGTTTCTTTTATAAACTGTGCTTCTTCGTAAGAAATTGGCAAATCTAATGTTACCCGTAGGTACATGTTTGGTTTAATTATATCTGAATTGGGATCAAGTAATTTACTCAGTGTTGTAGTTCTATATTTAGGACAGTCTTCCCAATCTAAATATTCTGGTTCTTTATTATTTGCTCGATCAAGAATCATCATTCCTCTTTTATCGTCCCAAGCATCGGCGTAATTATGTGGGAATGCATTACCTAAGTAATGTATTTTTCCTTGTTTCTGTCTTTTATGGAAATGTCCTGAAAATACATATTCTTGATTTTTAAAATGTTCTGCTTTAAGTTCACCTGTGTCAGGCATCTGCACCATTGCGTTCATATAAAAATTTGGTAGTTCAAAATGTCCAAACATATATTTGGCTTTACATTTTTGAATATCTTTCCATTCATCGCCTACCAACCAAGGAACAAGTGCTACATCCTCTATTTCTGTAGTTTTATATACTACAGTTATACCAGGAATATGCTTTGCAAACTCAGTTGAACTTACATCTCTTTTGTCTTTATAATATAAATCATGATTTCCTACAAACATATAGAATTTGTCAAAGGATTGTCCTAGTTTTTCAAGACACCTTATAGTACTATCCATTGTTGTAAGATTTAAACTGCTTCTATTATGATGCCAGTCACCACAAAATATTCCAGTTTCACAATTATTTTCTTTTGCTTTACTAATATACCAATCAATAAATCTTTCACAATCATCATTGTGAATTTTACTGTTACCTTTTAGGCCAAAATGGATATCTGTAAAGACCGCGGCTTTATTAAACACGTTTCATACCTTTCTCAGCTATACTATAGCGTATTTTTTGGGCTACGTCAAGCGTTATTTGCAGAATTTTTTGCCTGTCTTTCTTTTTCATGGCGCATTGCTTTCTCCCATTCACCTTGGGCTTGCCTTGTATAGCTAGGATTCATATGGTTCATTTCTAATATATCATCTCTGATGTTTTGGTTCCTTTTTTCTAAGTTTATAACCCTTACAAATGAGTTAGTAACCGCCGCTGTGTAGTAAGCAAACGGATTCTGTGACTTAGATTCGTCAAATTGCAGTCCAATTTGTGCTAATTGCAGTATTGCTTGACCCTTCATCTCATCATTATAGGTATATCCGCGAACATTGCCCCTAGTAGCATATCTATCACATAGTTTCATCCACATCATTGCTAGTTTATCAGTGGTTTTGCCGTCTTGTAAACTGAAATGTCCGTTTTCTAAACCCCCAGTCCAATGGCTTTTACCAACACATATCAATTGATCATCATCATTAAATTTGTAGTGTTGAAATGGTGGAAAGTTTAGTTTAACTTTTTTGTCCGCTTCTGTTTTTGGATTTTTCTTTCTACCTGGTTCATCTGGTATATGATCATACATCATAATACGGAATATTAGTTCTGTTTTTTCAATTTTTTTGTAATCTATTTCAAATTCTGCCTGTTTAACCTTTTTTCCTTGAGATTTCGCCTCTTCAAATGCTAGTAATCCTAGTCTTTTTGCTTTGTTGCGTTTAGCTTCAGCAATGGTCCTAATATTAATTTTCTCTATATTAGGTAATATAATGTCAAATTGGTGATAATCCGGATCTACAAAGCTACAATATGTGCTTTTACTCTTGTGTATCTCCTTAAGAATATCTTTGTTGTTTAAATAGTTTATTTTTCTCATTGGTTCTCCAAGTTATACTCCTTATTATAAACTACATACTTAAAAAAGTCAATAAATAAGTTATAAGGAGTGTAAAAAAATGCCAGAACCAGATTTAAGATTAAGAGCGGAAGAATCGCAAAAACGTAACTCGCAAAACCCTGCAAGTAGCTTAGAAAATGTAGCAGGATCAGCCTGGGACGATGTTAAACGTGTTGGTAGCGGGTTAAAAGATGCGTTTGTTGACACTTTACAAGAATCCAGTTATGGTAAATTTTTAAGGGCTATTAATATACTACCAGATGGCGTACCAGAAGAATTTGACTTTGGTGGCGCTTCTTGGGGCTCTAGTCAAGGAGCTCAAGATTGGCGTGTAAGATTAAGTATGCCTTTCAAATTTCGTTATAGTCCAGTACTTGATCCGTTAAAAGAAACTAATGGATTAATTTGGCCCTACACACCTCAAATTTATGTGACGCATAGTGCCGCATATACACCAATCAAGCCTGTACATAGTAATTATCCGTTTTTTGCATATCAGAATTCACAAGTGGATCAGTTTTCTATTACTGGAGACTTTTTAGTTGAAAATCAATTCGAAGCAAGATATTGGGTAGCCGCTAATCATTATTTAAGAAGTGTAACTAAAATGGCATATGGCGACACAAGAGATCAAGGTAATCCACCTCCTATTGTTAAGTTAAATGGTTATGGAGATTATGTTTTTAAAAATGTTCCAGTAATTATTACTAGTTTTGCTGTTGAACTAAACCAAGATGTTGATTATATCCAAGTTGAAGGCTTGGGAGAGAAAGGTACATATGTACCAACAAGAAGTAACATACAAGTTACTGTACAACCTATTTACAGTAGAAGAGCTGTAGAGTCATTTAGCTTAGATAAATTTGTCAACGGCGGATATATAGGTAATAGCGGTGGGTTCATTTAATGGCAAAATATAAAGCAGATAGTCCATGGTTCAAAACTAGAACAGTAAACAATCAATATTTGACTTTGCTTTCTATTAGGCCCATACCTGCAGAAGCAGATGATACTGTATACACAATAGAAGAACAGTATACGCACAGACCAGATTTATTAGCATTTGATTTATATGAAAATAAAGAATTATGGTGGGTATTTGCACAAAGAAACATGGATATTATAAAAGATCCTGTGTATGATATTGAAGCAGGCACAAAAATTTTTGTTCCAAAAGGTCCATCGTTACGAAAATTCTTAGGAATTTAGCATGAACGATTTCACGGTTACTAATCCAAATATAAAAGTAAATTCAAGTAGTTTAGCAACAGGTCCTGAATTCATGACCAATACAACTACTGTAGATCCAAAAGCTGGAGTGGGTCCGCAGTATAAAGATGCAGTGCAAGGAAAATTTGCTAATGCTGTTGCATCTAAATTGGGTATAGGATCCTTTGGGCCTTTACCTAATGATTTGAGAGATTTTGCTAGTTACAACTATATATGGACATTAGGTTGTTTGAATAATCAGGAAATTAATTTTCCTGACAAAACTTATAGGAAAAGAGACCCCGAAGTAGTCATTTTGCGTTCAGGCGGTAATGCAGGAGATGGCGGTGCAACAGCATATGAGTCAAAAGGCAAAGTTGAATATTATATAGACAACGTAGATATAAATTCAATTATAACTCCAACAGGAAAAACAAAACAAACTAATGCAGTAACAATCGATTTTGAAATAATGGAACCTTACAGCATGGGTTTATTTTTACAAGCATTACAGGTTGCCGCTTTACAGTCAGGACATAAAAATTATCTAGAAGCGCCATATTGTTTATCTTTAGATTTTAGGGGTTGGAACGACAACGGAATCAATGTCAGTAAGCCTGAGTTACGCAGAATATATCCTCTAAAATTTGTTAACATAGATTTTGAAGTTAATGAAGGCGGAAGTATGTACAAAGTAAAAGCCATTCCTTGGAACGAAATGGCATTATCTGACCAAGCACAATCTGTTGCAACAGATGTTACTATAGTAGGAAAAAACGTACAAGAACTTTTGCAAACAGGAGGTAAAAGTTTAGCTGAAATATTGAATAACAGAGAGCAAGAAAAGAAAAAAGCAAAAGAAGTAGTAACACCTAATGAATATGTGATTATTTTTCCTAAAGGTAGAACATCAGCAGATGAAAATTTACTAGGAGAAACAGAAGATGATGTTGGAGCAACAATTGATCCTAACAAAGAATCTGGCGGCGAAAGAGAATTATCTGAAGAAAGAAAAAAGCAGATATACGAATCTATAACTGGAGAAAATAATGCACAAGTACCAAAAGATTTTGATGCTGAATTGAGCAAAATGTTAGGCACTATAGTAAAGCGTAGTGCAATAGGAGAAAGTATAAGAGACTTTGCAGAAAAGAAAGAAAATTTAAACGATATAGGTAAATCAAATTTAGTTTCATCATATCTTGATGGAGGACAACAACCTTTTGGCAGGCCTAAATTTGTTGAAAGTGAAAAAACCAAAGGTTTGTTTGAAAGAGGCAAAGTACAAATTAGTGATAACGGAAGGGCGTTGACTTTTAAAGCAGGAACTACGGTTCAAGAAATAATTGAAGAAGTTATAATCCTTAGTGACTATGGCAGAAAACTAGCAGAAGCAGAACCTGACCAATTTGGAATGATACCTTGGTTTAAAATTCAACCAAGTGTGTATATGATTACTGATACAAAACAAATGGATTTATCAGGAAAATACCCAATGGTTTTTGTTTATAGGGTAATACCATATAAAGCACATATCAGTAGGTATTCTCCTGTGACAAAAGCATCACCAGGAATAGAAATGCTAAGATCACAGGCAGTAAAAGAATACGATTATATCTACAGTGGAAAAAATGATGATGTATTGAAATTTGATCTCAACTTTAATCTTGCTTTTTTTACAAGTATAACACCTTTTGGAGGAAAAACACAGTCTGGCATAAAAGATTCTGAACAAAACAAAACAGCAGGAAAAAATGAAAATCCAAAAACAAAAACAATAGAAGGTGACGCAAATAATATATCACAAACCGGAATTGCTACATTACAAGAAAAACTTAAAGCAGGAACAGGAGGCTTAGGAGGAACTGAATTAAACAGTGTTCAAACAGCTATAGCAAGAGATTTTAATGATGCACTTGTAAACAGTCCTGTAGATTTGATAACTGCAAATATGACAATTATGGGAGATCCATATTATATTGCTGACAGTGGAATGGGCAATTATTCTGCTGGAACAACTCCGTTAATTAATCTAACAGAAGATGGTACTATGGATTATCAAAGCACTGAAGTTGATGTTTTAGTAAATTTTAGAACACCTTTAGACATTAGTGCTACAGGCAATTACGAGTTTCCTAGACTAGGAATTTCACCAACTGGTGCGTTTAGTGGATTATACCAAGTAATTTTTGTAAGGAACAGTTTTAGTGAAGGAGTATTTACACAAGATTTAAGGATGATTAGGCGTAAGAATCAAACAGGTGTTGATACTAAATCAGAACCAACATCAGAAAAGAATTTAGCACGTGATGTAGACGTTGAAGATACAAAGAATGTGCGTACAGATCAAGGATCAGGAGCAAGTGGTCCTGGCTTACCTGGAGGAGATCCACTTATATATTCAAATGATGCAGAATCGTCAGTTACAGGTCCTGGCTTGCCTGCAGGTGATCCGGAGATTTATTCATGAGCACACCTCCAAATCAACTTACTAGAGGAGTTAAGCCTGATTGGATGAAAGGTTCTGGACCTTACATAGGTCGTGTGGTTAATCATCTTGATCCAGAATACATGGGTTCAATAGAAGTTGAAATATTAAAAATTACAGAATCAGGAAATGCTGAAGAAAGCAGTGGATTTTTAGTTCCTTGCAAATACCTATCGCCTTTTTACGGAGTAACACCAAGAGCAGGTGTAACAGAAAATGATGGGTACGACTACACACAAAAAAGTTATGGTATGTGGGCAATTCCGCCTGATGTGGGTGTAAAGGTAATGGTAATTTTTGTAGAAGGAAATTATGGTTATGGTTATTGGATGGGTTGCATACAAGATAATTTTATGAATTTCATGGTACCAGGAAATGCATCTACATCATATAACGACCTTGATAAATCAAAAGCATTACCAGTTGGAGAATTTAACAAAGTAAAAGAAACAGGTGCAGGAAGGGATCCAACACAATATATAAAACCACATGCAAAAGATCAATATGACCAATTAACTGCACAAGGATTAACAGTTGACACAATAAGAGGCATAACAAGTTCTAGTGCAAGGCGTGAAACACCTAGTATGGTTTTTGGTTGGAGCACGCCAGGACCATATGATAGAAGACCAGGCAAACCAAAAGCAAAATACGGAGAAAAACTTGCTCAATCAGATATTCCGTTTAGTAGACTAGGTGGTTCTAGTATTGTTATGGATGACGGAGATGCTTCCTTAGTCAGAAAAACAAAAGCATCGGCTGGCAGTAGTGAATACGCAAACGTAGAACAAGGAGAAAAAGGTGATGTTACTGTGCCTGCAAATGAGTTGTTAAGACTGCGTACAAGAACAGGACACCAAATACTTTTACATAATTCTGAAGATTTAATTTACATAGCCCATGGTAGCGGAAACAGTTGGATTGAAATGACAGCTAACGGTAAAATTGATATCTATGCGGCAGACAGCGTAAGTATACATTCTAATAATGATTTTAATTTCAAGGCAGATAGAGATATTAATATTGAAGCTGGCAATGATATAAATGTATCAGCCGGTGCAAAAATTAATCAAACATCAACAGCAGATTTAAATATAAAATCAGGTGCTGGATTAAACACTGAATCATCTGGTCCATACAACATAAAATCTGGCGCGGCAATGAATATAGAAAGTTCCAGTGCTTTTAATATAAAATCAGGTGCAGTATTAGCACTAGGTTCAGCCGCTAATTTTGAAGTTACTGCTGGTGCAGATGGAGTAATTACTGCTAGTGGTTCTAATAACTTAGCATCATCAGCACACAAAATTACTGCTGGTGCAATCAGCTTTAACGGAGCACCTGCTTCTACAGCAGGAAGCCCAGGCGGCGCAGGTTCAGCTGAAGAAGCTAAAAAACCAACAAGGTTGCCGGAACACGAACCTTGGGGTGGACATGAAAGTGGTGATCCTACTCAGCATACTCCTGATAAAACAATAAGTGGAGGTACTGCACCAACAAGTACTGGCGCAACTCCAATTAGAGATACATTTAGGAAAAATCAATAATGGGTGGTATTTGTTTAGAAGATGACTTTGTTGTAGACAGTGAACAAAAAATAGTTGGTATATTAAAAGCTGATCCGACTAGGCCTAAAACTGTAACAATAGGAGTAAAAGATATCATAATAGAAGGAGATCACGTTGTAGATCCAGATGGAGATAGGATTCCAAGACCTGATGATCCTAGGGTAAGAAGTATAAGTGATAATCAAGTTTTTATAGGAACTAAAAAAATGATCATAGATGGAGATCAAGTTACATTGGAAAGAGGCACTCCTCCATCAGATTATATTGCTTTTGCTAAAGCATCAAATAGTGCAGTAACAATAGGTTAAATACAGTATGAGCACAATTGAAAAGAAACTATTTAAAGAAATAACTGTAGCTGGAAATCAGCGTACAGAAGAATATGGACCTGGTACAAAAGCATATAGGGGAATAAGCACAGTAAACCCTAATAGTACTAATCCTGTTCTTTACGATCTAGCTCTAATTAAACAGGATATTATCAATCATTTCCATATTAGACAAGGCGAAAAATTATCTGATCCGTCTTTTGGAACAATTATTTGGGACGTTTTGTTTGAACCATTGACAGAACAGATTAAAGATTTGATTATACAAAATATAACAAGAGTTATTAGTAGTGATCCAAGGGTAACAGTGAATAATGTTACAGTTGATCAATATGAAAGTGGTTTACAGGTAGAATGTTCTTTAATATATCGTCCATACAATATTTCAGAAACTATGCGTCTACAGTTTGACGAAAATGCTGGGTTTATTGCCTCCTAATTATATACACAGTTAACTACCTACGATAAATATTAAAAAGGAAATAGTATGTCGAGCACAGATAGACAAAATAGATTATTAGTAGCAGAAGATTGGAAACGTATATATCAATCTTATCGTAACGCAGACTTTAGAAGTTACGATTTTGATAATTTACGCAGAACAATGATCAACTATCTGCGTGAAAATTATCCCGAAGATTTTAATGATTATATAGAAAGTTCAGAATATCTTGCACTTATTGATTTAATTGCTTTCCTTGGACAAAATTTAGCATTTAGAATGGATTTAAATGCTAGAGAAAATTACTTAGAATTAGCAGAACGTAGAGAAAGCGTACTACGACTTGCAAGACTACTAAATTATAATCCTAAAAGAAATATAGGTGCAAATGGTATTTTAAAAGTTGCAAGTATTTCAACAACAGAATCATTTTTGGATTCAAATAATATTAATTTAGCTGATCAAACAATTATATGGAACGACCCAGCTAACCCTAATTGGTACGAACAGTTTATAAAAGTTATAAACAGAGGATTGCCAGTAAACGCTACTTTTGGAAAACCAATTAAAAAAGCAACCATAGATGGAATAGCATCAGAACAATATAGAATTAATAGTACAAATTCAGATCTTCCAAGATTTAGTTTTCTTAAAACAGTAGACGGACAATCTGTACGTTTTGAAATTGTATCAACTGATATAGATACAACTATTAAAGAAGAACCACCGTTACCTGGAAACAACTTTGCATTAGTTTACAGAGATGACGGTAAAGGATCAGGAAGTTCTAATACAGGATTTTTCTGCCATTTTAGACAAGGAACTTTAGATGAAGGTTCTTTTACAATATCTAATCCTAGTACAAATCAAACGGTAGCAATAGACGCAACTAATATTAACAATTCAGATGTTTGGTTATACAAGTTGAATGCACAAGGTGTTGAAGATGAAATTTGGACCAAAGTAGATGCTGTAGAAGGTAACAACATAATTTACAACAGTCTTAATAAAAATATAAGAAATATTTATAGTGTGTTGACTAGAGTAGAAGATAGAATTACATTAATATTTTCAGACGGAGTGTTTGGAAACTTACCACAGGGTGATTTTAAAATTTATTATAGAACAAGTAAAAATCAAAATTTAGTTATTACACCTGCAGACATGCGGGGTATAAGCATAGATATACCTTATCTTAGTAGAATAGGAAAAGTTGAAACACTTACTATGACTTTTGAATTACGTTACACTGTAGATAATGCTTCCACATCAGAAACAAATTTAAATATTAAAGAGAGAGCACCTAGCACTTATTATACACAAAATAGATTAGTTACAGCAGAAGATTATCAACTTGGGCCTCTCAGCGTTAGCCAAGAAATTATAAAAACAAAAAGTGTCAATAGAACATCAAGTGGTATAAGTCGATATTTTGATCTAGTTGATGCTACAGGAAAATACAGTAAAACAAATCTGTTTGCAACTGATGGTGTAATATATAAAGAAAAGTTATTAGAAAAAGACAAATTTACATTTGCAACTCAAACTGATATTGAAGGAATAATATTAAACAAAATTGAACCTATCTTAAGCGGAAAAAAGGTACGGAATTACTACTTCAGTGAGTTTCCAAAAATAGAAGTAAATGATTTGAATTTAACCTGGTATCAAAATACAACTGATACTAATTTGACAACTGGATATTTTGAAAATGTTAATAATATCAAACAAACGCTTGGAACATTCACAACAAGTATTTTGAAGCTAATCAAAGCAGGTTGTAGCGTTAAGTTTCAAGCACCTGCGGGCCAGCATTTTACTCCTACGGGAACACTCAAAACCGGAGATGCAAACTATTTAGGTGCTGTTACATACAAGTGGGTTAAAATTGTAACTGTAAGTGGCAATGGTACAGAATTAAATGCAGATAATTCTGGACCGGTTTTGGTTAATGATGTAATACCAACTGGAGCTCAACTAGTAGAAATAAAACCAGCAATAGCAACTACAATTGAATCAGATGTAAAAACACAGATAGTCGATCAGGTATTTGCAAATAGAACATTTGGATTAAGATTTGATAGAGATTTAGGACAATGGCGTTTGGTTACAGAATCTAATTTAGATGTTACAAGTGATTTTAGTATTGGTAAAACTGGAGATATTACAAATCAAAAAATTGATGCTAGTTGGCTTTTAAAATTTACCACAGATGGCGAAGCGTACAATATTGAATATAGAGGTTCAAGATACATTTTTGAAAGTGATAAAGAAATAAGATTTTACTATGACAGTAGTGACAAGATTTACAATAGTTTAACAGGTAAGATTATAAAAGATAGAATTACTGTTTTAAATATTAATACTAGACCCGATTCTATACAAAATTTTACTATCGATCAAAATTGGGAAATTACAGAAGAATATAGAGATGGCGAAGGATATATCAATAGCAAAAAAGTACAGGTTACATTTTTTGATGAAGATGACGACGGTGTAGTTGATGATCCACAAATTTTTGAAGAAATAGTTGCTCCGTCTGTAAATGAATCTACAAAATATGTTTTCCAAAAGAAATATGTAACAACTGACAGTGTTGAAGATTTTAATTATATTTCAAATGAAGAAGCAAATATAATTGTATTAGCAAATAAATCTGCTTTAGGTACATTAACAGTGTATAATGATGGGCAAATCTTTTATTTTATTACAGAAAATATATTTGAAGTCTATAATAAAACTACAGGTACTACTTCCCTTACTACAGATTATAAAGCATTTGTTGGTAGAGATAAAATTAAATTTCATTATGTACATGCGGCAGATGACACAACAAGAATTGATCCAAGTTCTAGTAACATAATAGATACTTACGTACTCACACGTTCATACGATAATACATTTAGGCAGTATCTAGATGGAACATTAGCAACAAAACCTTTGCCACCGTCATCAGATGCATTATTCACAAGTTATGGTGGTGATATAAACAAGATAAAATCATTAAGTGATGAAATAGTATATCATCCTGTTAAGTACAGAGTGTTATTTGGAACAAGGGCAGAAACTAATTTGCAGGCAAAATTTAAAGTTGTTAAAAATCCCGATATAGTTTTGAATGATAATGACATCAAGTCAAGAGTTATAAGTTTGATTAATCAATACTTTGCATTAGATAACTGGGATTTTGGGGAGAAATTTTATTTTTCCGAATTAAGCACTTATGTTATGAAACAAATGGCTCCTGATGTTGTAACCTTTGTAATTGTACCAGAACAAGTGAATCAATCATTTGGAAGTTTATATGAAATCAAGTCAGAACTTGATGAAATTTTTATTAGTGGTGCAACTGTTAATGACATAGAAATAATTGACGCAGTTACAGCAAGTAAACTTAATTCTTCCGGCGACGTGATAACAAATACTTCAAACACAAATGTAGGTATAACAAGTGCTAATAATGTTACTACTACTAGCACACCTACAAGCACAAGCTCTACAACTACAAGCACAAGCACTTCAAGTTCTGGTAGCTCAGGTAGCAGTGGATCAGGTAGCAGTGGATCAGGTAGCAGTG